CATATATATCCACTTCCGTTGTATTCAACTGTATCATTTACTGCATAGGCTGTTGCTGTTACCCACTCCCCTTTCCAAGTGAAAGAGGAATTATCAACATATGTTTTTACTGCCTTCTCTGTTGGGATATTCGTATCAGCATCCCCAGCAAGTGTCCCATCTGTACTAATCAGGACATTACTTGTTCTAATGTCTTTGTTAGTAAGATTGAATATAGCTACTTCACCATCTGCAATACCTGTTTCATTAAGAGAAGTTATGTTTGTAGTTTTAGCTATCTTTCCACCCACAAGTGTCACCAAGTCATTCCAATCTTTCGCACTTATCTGTTGAAATATAACATCACCTACTTGTATATCTCTTGCTGTTGTACTCTCCTGCTCCCTTACTATCGTTAATGTGTCGTCAGTAACATCACTAACAGTTACAATTTCTGAATTAGTAGAATCTGGAGAAGTATTAGCTGGACAAATTACAGCAGGTTCGTTTGCAGCAAAAAGAGATCCTGTTCCTGTAGCTACCACCAATGAAGTACCAGAAGTAGTTGGACTAGGAGCTGTAGCTACTGTTGAAATTGTAAAGTTCTTTTTACTCATACCACCCTTTTAACAAGTTATTCTGACTGCAAGTCTTAGACTGCACTTAACACTATCTTGTGGGTTATCTGTAAACTATCTCCACTTGCTACATTAACTGCACTAAAAGTCCTATAAGCTATCATATCACCAGCTGGAGTTGCATTAAACAACCCTTCTTCTGTAACTGCAAATGTACCTGTGAATGTAAATGTATTTACTGCTTGAACTGTATCACCAGTTGATGTTGTTGTTTCACTTGTTGGAGTTACTGCAACTCTTTCACCACCACCTGTTGTTATCTCACTATTCAAAGCTGTAGTGCCACCAGTACCAATACCAATTGCCATATGAGAAATAGGGTCTGCTGTTACACCACCCAAAAGCTTTGCACACTCTGAAAGCCCAGCTGTTGTTACAGTATTATACACAACAACATTCTTTGTCCATATTCCTGTAATAAAGGGTAATCTTAAATCAATCTTGAAGAGCTTATTTACAGCATCCCATAATTTGTTAGGCTGAAATAATGACTTCGTATTCCCAGAAGAATCTCTGAGCTGTAACTCAACGATCCCTTTCATTCCTGTTCTGTCCATACTATTCATAGCAAGTAAAATATAAAATTATTATTTTACCCTACTATTCTAACATTCCTGTATTAGACTCTATATTATAGCTTATCTTATTTACTTGTACTCTTCAATCATCTCCTTATTAAATTTGATGACATCTTTCATATCCTTTATTAAAATCTCCAATTGCTTAACTCTGCCCTCTGCTTCTTTTACCTTTGCTTCTCTTACCTTTTTATCCTTTTCTTTTAAATATCTTGGTATAAGTGTTTCTTTATGATACCTTACATCAAGCTTTCTGGCTAATAAAGTCTGAACATTCTGCTCATATAACTCTACTGCTAATTCTTTTTCACTCTTCATTCCTATTAAATATTACAAATTAAATCCATTATCATACTTATCTGCTGGTCTTTCAAAGATTGTTTCTTTACTTCTATCCAATCCTTTAAGACTTTGCAATTGCTTCCCATACAAAGCATAGAAGTTCTGCTCCTGTCCTGAGAAAGGAACTGGAACATCTTGATTGCTCTTCCACTCCATTGAGAGTGCTAGGGCAAATAACTCATGCATTGTTTCTGGAATACCATAAGTATCAAACTCAACATCCCCTTCTCCACCTACTGTAGGGATAGAAGCTGGTAAAGCACTAAAAGAATATGTCCATATCTTTAAACCATCTGTTACTGCATTTTCAATCTCTCCTGTAAGAAGAAATAGAGATCCTCTGAATATCTCATAACCAGCTGTACCTTCATCATTGGTAAATCTCTGTAATATTCTATCTTCTTCAAAAGGAATCTTTATATCATTTAAATCATACTGTTTAAGATTAACCCAATCAGTACCATTAAGCATGGCTGAAACACTCTTTAATCTTGGAATCATGTCTGAAGGAAGATTGTACTCTCTGGAAAGATATGTAACACCAGTATCTTCATAAGTACCAGTTGTACCAGTTGCTCTTAAATCTCTGTACTCTATAGAACCCATGTAATCTTCATTGACCTCTTCTATATCAGCTTGAAACTGAGGGAGCTTGGCTTTGATATACAAAAGCATATCAGCATCTGGGAATGTAATTGTATTAGTCTTAGACTTCTTTCTAGCAAGACTAACTATGTCTGTTATTTTCATAATATATTGTAGCACAAAGTTAAGTAAACTTTATGCTTTTACATACCTATTCTTAAAGACCAAGAGCTTCTCTTGTCTTCTCATCCCTATCTGCTCTTATTCCAAGACCACCACTTTGATTAGGAATATCAAGTCCAGATTGTCTTTCTGCATTTTGATACCTTCTAAACATATTGGCAACAATATCAGGAACTAAAACTGCTACTCCTCTTGGTACTTGAGCTACTGCACCATTGATCTTAACTTCCTCAATAAATCCACTCTTCATTCCATCTTCTACTTCCCATGTATCAACAACCTTAGGTCTTGCATTGAGTATTTCTGCAAATCTCTCACTCTCAGCCACTACACTCTTTTTAAAATGAACCTCTACAATGTTTCTGTCCCCCATTAACTCTTTGAGAAGTTCTTTCTTCATCTCTTCTCTCTCTTGCTGGGATACAGGAGTGCTTAGTTTCTCAACTAACTCTGACTTCTCCTCAACAGGAGCTGTCTGACTTATTCCTTTAGCCATGTTATTTATATGATTAAATTAACCTACTATAATATAAATCATATTCAATACAATATCAACAAGAAACACAAAGAGGGCAAACGCCCTCTTCATGCAGGAATGTAAGAATTTTGGGTATGCAAAAACATCTCTGTCTTTACATGTTATCATCTGCTTCTTACAGCAGTTCATAACCTAATTAGGCTATTGCTTCAAACACATCCAACTTATTAGTATATGTATCAGTTATATGTGCTGAATCAAGTTCATCTGTTGTTGCATTAAATATTGCATCTGCATTTACAACAATCTTTACTTCTCCTATCTTCATACCACCAGAAGGAGTTGCAGGACATACTGCTCCTATACCACCAGCTGTTGCTGTACCTTTGAGAATCTTAATTGTGTTAGTTGCATCTAAATAAACATTATATACAGCCCCTGTACTTTTTGCTAAGTCATCTGTTGTTGCTGTAAAGTCTGTTTCTGTACTTGCTATTAAAGATATAACTCCATCTCTCATTACACTAAATGCACTATTCTTTACTTTCTTCTTACTTGAAGAACCTATTGCTAGTGTTGGATTACCAAGTAACTTGTCATTACTTACAGCATTTAGATCTTCTTCTATATCATCAAGTAATGTCTTGAAGCTATAGCTATACATATAATCTTCTTGACCAAAGCTGGAAAGTGAGAAGTCTGCTGTCGCTACTAAGTCTGTTTTATTAGTATAAGTATCAGTTACTGTTCCTGCATCAAGTTCTGTAGTAGACGCATCAAAGATTGCACCTGATGTTACAATCTTTACTTCACCAAGTTTAAGCTTCCCTGCTGGAGTTGCTGGGCATACTGCACCAGTTCCACCAGTTGTTGCTGTACCCTTTAAGAGTTTTACTGTAGAGCCATCAAGATATACTAGGAATACTGCACCTTTACCATCTGTAATGTCATGAGTTGTTTCTGTAAATGCTACCTCTCCACCTGTTATTGTTGTAAATGCTCCATTTAAAACATATGTAAATGCATCATGCTTTATCTTTGCTTTACTTAAAGTACCAATTGCAAGATTAGGATTTGAAACAAGTCTAGGAACATCCTTGTTTGCTACTATCTCTATCATATCTGTAAGTAATCCCTGAAGATTATCATGATATAACCAATGCTTGTCTGAGTAGTCTGTTAGAGCAATAGGAACATCTGTCTTATTAGTGTAGGTATCTGTTATATGTGCCGAATCCAAATCATCTGTACTTGCATTGAAGATTGCTCCTGTTACTGAGATTTTTACTTCACCAATCTTTAATCCTCCATCAGGAGTATCTGGGCATACTGCTTCATCAGCACCTGCATCAGCACCCTTTAAAAGAGTAACTGCATTACTTCCATTCAAATATACTAAGAATATTGCTTCTTTACCATCTGCAATATCATGTGTAGTTGCTGTAAATGCTGTTTCTGCACTATCAATTGTGGATACTACACCATCTCTAACAACAGTAAATGCTCCATTTAAAATCTTAGCTTTAGAACTTGATCCTATTGCTAATGCTGGAGAACCCACTATTGCTACACCACCCTGATTATTCATCTGTGCAATGACATCATTGATAACCTGTTTAAGATTAGCATTGTGCATTACATCTTTACTTGAGTAAGACATTTTATTAGTCTTTTAAATTTAGTTTTTGGGTATTATCATACCATTGGTAAACCTATAACCCTAAAGGTACTGCTTGTTTTCTTTTAGAGGTACAAGCAGTAAAACCTATCAAACACTAGAACTTACAATTAGACTATTGCATGTTCAATTCTTATCATCCAAGACTGATTTAGAATCTTTGTAACATGATTTGCTTTCCATCCAATTGTACCTCTTTGCTTTAGAGGGTCTGCACTACCAGATGAACCAAGCTCTGTAATGTACATATTCATTGCATTACCAGAAATACTTGTTACACCATAAGCATCTTTACCGAAGATGAGAGTTGCATATACATCAATTCCACCATTTCCACCAGCTGAGTAAACATAAGCTTGAGTAGACTCAACGAATCTGACTCTATCATATTTACCAACCTCATTTGGCATAACATCTGCTTTGTTAGCATATTGCTCTACAGGAACAAAACCTGTGATTGCTCTTAGATTTGTAACTGTCTGAGGATGTACTATACCAATAAAACATGGAGCTACTGGAGATGTTAAGTAACCAGCATCAGGAGATACAAAGTTAGTTATATACTTTGCATTTGCACTTCTTAGAGTTGCAATAGCTTTGTTAAGCTGTACTGCTTCCAATACATCTGTTGCAGAAACATCAGATGTCTGTGCATTTATTTTAGGATTTGAAGCATCACAGTAAAGTACATTAGTACCTAATACAAGGATGTTTCTTGAAACTGTATCTATAGATAGACCAGCTTGTTCACCAAGAACTTCAGTCAATTCTGTTAGAACTGGATCTGGAGATTCTATAGTTACTTTATCTGTATATGTGATGTAATCACCATACCATAAAGCTGTAGCAGTTATATCTGTTACACTTGGATTTGTTCCAGCTGGAGTTTCACCTTCTGTTAAGGCTGTAATGTTTGCTGTTAAAGCACCATACTTTCTGAACTTAATTATATTTGTCCCACCAACTGGGATATTTTTTACCTGTCCAAAGTTAGGATGGACTAGATAAGGCTTCTCTCTTTCAAGTAACAATCTATCGTAATAGTTGTTAATTGCATGAGGAATCGTTGTTACTGATGCACTCATCTTTGTAAAGAATAAAATTTAAATAACTTAAAAACAAAAAACCTAGTCGGAAAATCAATAATGATTCTCAAACTAGGTTATTCCTTTGCTTTTTCAGTTGTAATTAAATATAGAATATATCTGCTATATTGTCAAGCTATGAGTTCTTAACCTCATTTACAAACTTTTCAAAATCTCCTGTACTCATTGAACCAAAGTCTGGAGCTGTACTTTCACTTCTTCCCATACTTGAACCACCTACCTTACTTCTAAGAGCTACACCAGCATCTTCTATACCACTCTTCCTACCAATCTCTATCCATTCTTGAGGACTTCTGATATTCCTAATAGCAAATTCAACAGGATTCTTATGCCCCCTTACAATTGCCTTTGCTGTTATCTCTGCTATCTCATCAGCATAATCAGCATACATTGGATTATCTCTTACAAGCTTTGTTACTTCCCTTTGAGCTTCTATACTTGCTTTAACTTCCTTTAACTCATTGCTAGTTTCTGCTACTACTGGATCTCTTTTAACTGGAGCTTCCTCTTCTTCATCATCAGAACCCTTCTTAACTGGAGCTTCTTCTACATCTTCTTTAATATCTGCAAATGGATTGAAATAATCCTCTACATTCTCTTCAGCACTATTATCTACAGGAGCATCCTCATTTACATCCTGAGTTGTAAGTTTTTCTTTTACTTCCTCTGCCATTGTTAGGGCAATTAAAATTTATTTAATACACTTCTGATGGTATTTCTGTATCTTCTATCTCAGATAAATCCTTGATAAATGTTTCAGGCATACCCAGCATATCTTTAATATAATATAACCTTATCCTTATCTTTTGCAACTCATCAAAACTCATCTCCTTGTTAATATCATCCATATCTATCTGTAAAGCATCCTTCTCCTGATTCAAATACAAACAGAGAACCTTCCAACCCTTGCTGTTCATCAGCTCTTTCAGGTCATGTATAACTTCTTTTCTACCCTTCTCATTCAGAAGAGCTTGAGTATATTCCTCTAAAGTAATTTCTTTCATCCCCTTATTATACTTAAATTATTTACATACCAGTAGGAATAGGCATTGGAGTTCCACCACCTTGTGGAGCTGGAGCTACCTGTCCTTCATTCATACCAAGTTCATTCTGGTCTGGATTCAAATCTGGATTTGCCTGTTCAAGTTTCAAAGCCTTCATATGTAAGCTCATGTGCCTATCTTTCTTCTTAGAATCTCTTGCTTCTTTATGTATTCTTATATGTACCTGATGATTATCATTAGGTAAGAAAGGTGGAGTTTCATCCCTGCCAAGCATATCATTCTGCTCTTTAGCTATCATCTCATCTCTTGTTGGAGGAAATACATTATCAATCTCTTCCTTATCCATACCAGCAAGATACATTCCATGCTTCATACCAGCCCTCTTATCTGCTTCTGGGTCTTGTAATACAACCTCAAGAAGTTTAATGTACTGAGCAAATCTTCTCATCTTACTTGCTTCTGATAGAGCCTTACTTGTTATCTTAACATCTGGGTCAACTTTACATAGAATATCCTTTCTACTAATCTTCCTAAAGCTTCTTGTAGAACCAGCTACTCTAATTACCTTCTCTCCAAGTCCATCATTAAAGAATACCTTATATGATAAATACCAGAGATTCCAGAACTCTTTATCTCCAGATGCAATTGTTTTAAGAGCAAGTGAATACCTTGTCTTACTACTCTCTGCTACCATCTCTAATTCTCCAAGTGTTCTTCGCTGTTCACTTAACACACCTTGCTGTAAAGATGGAGTTGCACTTGCTGTTTGTGCTGATACATCCAAGTAGTTAAGCATGTTATCTAAAACATTGAGATTAGGACTATCCTTATATACTGGAGCAATAGCTTGTCTTGGATCTCCATCAACTGGAATCCACTTATCAAATCCCCATTTCAAATCATTTACATTCTTAATCAAATTCTTATTAAATGCATGAGAACCATATACAGATATTCTTGTAAGGTTAAGTGCATCATTGATAAGAACTGCTTTCTTTCTCTGTTTATCTTCAAGTATATCTGGAAGAGAAACACCTTTGAATTGATGTGGCTGAGGATTGATTCTCTTGGATGCTACCCACCATGAGAGAGAGTTACCCTTCTCATCCAATGGAAGTATCTTACCACCAAGAATTGTCTGGCAATCTGGAGTAAGTAGAAGTAATACCTTCTTGCCATCCCACCATGTTCTACATTGCAATATCTGATATACATTGTTATCACCCATTTCATTATTATCAAAGTGTACTATATCACCACCCAATGCTTCTATTCTCAATTGCCTTGCTTCCTTCTGCTTATCTGATTCTTTACTTGTTTCTTTCTTCAACTTCTCCAATGCATCTGGAAACATGATAGGACTATTCTCAACTTCCCTTTCACTCATGTATAAATCCCAGAAGAGAAATCTCATACCACCCTTATTAACACTATTACCATCTATTGAAGATGATAGGGTATCATACCTGAAGGAAGTAGGGTCAATGACAGATGGAGCTGGACACTTCTTGTTTACATCAAACTCAATCATATCAACAAGACCATATGAAAAAAACAATGCATCCCAAAGTACATTCATATCAAGCTCATCTTTGTTCATAAGCTCTGTATCATAATCTGCTACATTGGAAAGATTCTCTGCTGATTCAATATCCCCATCTTCTCTTGGAATCCATTGCTTATCAAGTTCATCATCATACAAAGAAGATAGCCATGTATTCATATGAGTAAAGAGCAATGGCTCTCCAACCAATTCTTCATCCCTCTTCTGATTGTTATACAATCTCAATCTCTTTAAGTTCTTATCAATCCATGAATCCAATCCCTTAGATGCAAACTCTTCCTCAGCTTGTACCTGTCTAAGTAGCTTTTTCTCATCTTCTGCTTCTAATTTAAGGTCTAACAAGCCCTTTACACTAATACCTTTCTTCTTAGAGCCTTTAGGAGCTTCATCTTTTGTTGATATATCAAGCTTTTCTTTATCTTCCAAGATTTCACTTACATTCCCTTTTTTCTTAGTAGTTGCCATCTTCTTCTAAAGATTTTAATTTAAATGCATCTGCTACATATGTAGCACCCTCTAAATCCAAACCATCCCTTGCTTGTAGAACAGTAGAACTATTTACTTCAGTAACTTCTACTCTTACTGGCTGTCCTTCTATCTTATGTATAACAACTGTAAATCTACCATAATCTAAATCTCTAATCTTTTTTATCAATGCACCTTCCAACTTTGTGATTCTTACTTCCAACACTCTCTCTTTTAATCCAGAATTTATCTTTGAATCTTTCATACTTATACTATACTAATATATATCATTAACTACAAGCTTACTAGAACCTGCTTCCATCCTAATCTCTGCTTCTTTTACTGGAAGATTATCTGCCATATACTCAAAACAACTCCTATGATGTGAATATATATCATGTATTGGAGCTTGTACTGGAGTTGTTGCCTGACTTGTTTCACTTCTCTCTGGATACCTACTCTGCATCATACTCTCAATGAAGAACTCATTATTATCTTCATCAACCTCCAGCTTCTTCATAAACAACAATGCCTTCTGTCTTAAATCATAATGACTTCTACCAGCCCACTCCTTACATTGAACATGAATACCATGTTGAGCTAATACACCCTTTGTACTTTCCTTGTCTAATAGACTTCTCTTCCTTACATCTGGATCTCCAAAATGAGTTGCTGATTGCCAATACCTATGCCTTGCTATCATCTCCAAGTCATTATCATCATACTCATATGCCCTATCAGAAAGTATTTGCCCTGTTACAAATGGAATATAGAACTTAATATCCTTATCAGTATTAAAGTATGAATCAATCAATCTCCATCTGTCCATTGCTATATCCCATTGATACCATTGCATTGCTACACCATCCAATCCAAAATCCCATGATACATATAATGGCTGTAATGGGTCATACTTACTCTTTACTACTGGTACAAGCATGAACTCAGAAGCGTACACCTTGCCTTCTATTGAACCAGAGTAAGATATGTTCCTTTCTCTTTCAAACTCTTCTGCACTTTGCTTTGCCCTTTGCTCCTGCTCCCACTTCTCATCTCTTCTTGGATCGTCTTTGTAATGAAATGTAAACAACTTTGTTCTTCCAGACTGTCTTAACTTGTAAAAGAATGAAGCCTTACCACTCTCTGGAGGAGTTGATATTGCCAACCTTGTTGTTGCTGATGAGCCACTACTCTCCCATGAACTCTTCGCATTAGCCCAAAATCCCATCTCATCAAAGAGTGCAAGATTATATCTTCCTGCTCTTCCAAAGTTAGGATTGCTACTTTCACCAGTAATAACATTCTCATTATCAGGTCTACTTAACCTCATGTATGTTCTGTGCTTGTTCATATCAAACCCATCTGGTAACATCCATTCTGGTAATCTATGGAGATTGTAGTCCAGCTTCCAAAAGAGTGCATCAGGGTCATCACTCTTATCAACTTTGTTCTCTACCCTTGAACCTATCAGGGCATTGAAGTCATGGAAGAGCCATTGATACAGAACAATAGCTGTAAGAGTTGTATATGATACACCTACATCTCTACTCTTCTCTATCAATCCATCCTCATGATTCTTTAACAACCTCTCTACCCATCTTACATATTCAATTTGCTTATCCCAAAGAATAAAGGGGAGATTTCTATTCCCTTCTCTTGGATCAAATGTATATGCAAAGTTATTACACCAGAACACAGAATCTTCAGCACACTTAATAAGCACCTCTTTCCTATACTCAAGGTCTGATTCACACATCTTCTTTATCTCAAACCTCTCTTTAAGTTTCTCTTTGTAATTCATCAATGGACTTGTTCTTTAACTCAGCTAATACACTTGAAAGATTCACACTCTCCACTTTCTCTCCAGCAGATGTAATATCAAGACTAGAAACATCATTCAAATCTGTTAAAGCTTTAGTTAAGAAAACTGCATAAGATGGAGTTATATACCCATATGAACATTGATACATGAGCAAATTCTTCTGTAATGCTTTAGCTTTCTTATAGGCGAGGAAAAATTCAGGATGCTCTTCACACCAATTATGTAAAGTAGTTCTATCAACATTACAAACTTCCATTGCAAACATATCAAAAAGGGGAATAGGATTAGGTTTATCAACTTCTATTTCTACTGGGTAACCCTTGATAATTTTAGTAACCTTCTCTTTATGAGTAGGCTCAATATCAAAATACTCAATAATTTTCTTGCAAAATATCTTCCTATATTTAGTAGGTCTGCCAACTTTGTAATAGATTGGCTTCTTTTTTGAAGATTTTTTATTAGTTTTAGCCTGTTTTTCAGTTGCTTTCATATACAAAGGTATAACATATTAACTATACCCCTGTATATATTGTAGCCTAGTAATTAAAAGAATACAAATATTGTAGAAATAGAATCATTATATAGGTACATAGACAGCCTATCACAACTGCAATAATACCCATAATGATTAGTTCTACTCTTTCTCCCTCCATATTACTTATTGTTTTAATAATTTATATATATAATCTACACAATTAACTACCACACCATTACCACACATCTTGTACCTTTGGGTGTCTGATATATCTACTTCCTTTCCGTCTACAACTCCCTTAGCAGTCCACCCATCTTCTAATCCCATCAACCTTTCACACTCTGTAGGAGTTAGTCTTCTTATTCTCATACCTTCTACCCACCTTAGGGGGCTAACCATATACAACCCAGTCTTCGCACCCTGTCCTCCACCTAGTGCTTTTTGAGTAGTTGCTATTCCGTCAGCTCCGTAAATGTTAGTACCCTCGTGCCCTGTATTTACAATTTTGTTTGGGACATACTGTTGGTCTCTTCCTCCTTGCTTGTAGTATCCTGCATGAATTGTTGAACTGACTTGTTCCCGTGCCTTAATATCTTGGCTACTGCCAGTTTGCTCAAATAATATTTCTCGTCCACTTCCTTTTCTAATACCGATTGCAAAGATACGCTCTCTGTTTTGTGGGACTCCAAAGTCTTTGGCATTGATAAGTTGCCACCAGACATCATACCCAGCTTGTTCCATTTCAATTTGCACTCTTGCAAAGTCCCATCCCTTACTAGAGCTAAAAGCTCCTTTAACATTCTCCCAGACAAAATACATAGGTTGCTTTTCTTTAATGAGTCGTATGAAGTGAAAGAATAATCCACTCCTTTCTCCATTGAGTCCAGCACCCTTTCCAGCGACTGACAAGTCCTGACAAGGGCTTCCCCCTGTGACAATATCAATAGTTGGCAAATCCTCTCCTTTGATCTTGGTAATGTCCCCATAGTTTTTTATGTTAAAATTATATTCCAATACAGCGTTGGCATACTTATCTACTTCGCTAAAACCAACGGTTTCCCAACCCAACTTCTGTGCTGAGATTGTAAACCCACCATAACCTGAGAATGTGTCAAAGTGTCTCAGCTTCTCCATATTACTTATTGTCTTTTAATAAGTTAAGTTCATACAGGCTCTCTATTAAGTTTCTCAATCTTTTCATTGCTTTCTCCCCACTTATCCCCTGTTTAATACTTAACCTTTCCATATTTCTAGTTTCATTTACAACTTTCTGCACCACCTCCCTTTCCTTATCCTCTAGGAGTTGCTGAATTTTATTCTCAAGGTTCTTTCTTGCTTTCACTGCATTAGTTGGTGTGGTTGGGAAGCAATCTGCATATATCGTATATTCATCTAATATTTCTTTTAGCTCTCCCCACTCCTCTGGGGTGTCCTTAACTAACCTAGCACTCCCAACTTCTTTTACCTTTTGTGTTGCCAATTTATTCAAATCTCTTATCTCACCTTTAATTCGTATCCTCTCTGCATACTCCTCTGGTTGTGATTGGGAGTTGAGGGCTTCTATTATGTTATTTAATATATCTTTTAGTTTATTTGCATCTACATTTCTATCCCCGTCATACAAGTCATAAACACTTTCTATCTTCTCTATTTTACTTTTCATCTTCTTTGGTTTTTAATAATTTAATTCTCTAACTCACTAAAGATACTATACAGCTCCTTTCCGTCTGGCATAACTATTTTCTCCTTGTCATTATGTTGTATCCAATGCCAACCATTACAATATTTAATCTTATCCCCCTGCTTCCATAGGATACAATCATCTTCAATATCAAAAACAAATCTACCAAAGTCGCTATCTTTATAGTATCTTTCCACTTTAGAAAGCAGTCCATACAGAAACCAATAAGCACTCTCCTCGCTATCAAATACTTCTCTCCAATTGTTATCTCCCCTACAAGCGAGTGTTATTTTTTCCATACTTCTTTGTAACTAATATTAAATACTAACTCTCTAAACTATCAATGGCATTTACTAATACATAACCCTTCTTTTCCATATCACCCTCCTGATTGACATCAATATCTTCTAACTCAAGTATCTCATTCCTCATTTCCATTCTCCCCTCTTCCCTTGCTTTGTCTAGTTCTTCAATCATATGTTTTGCTAATTCATCTAGGTTTATTCCACATAAAGGACAAGTTATATATTCCTGTCCGTCAGAGTGATATATTCCAAACATCTTAATCAACCTATCTCTCCACTCTTGTATTTCTTTCTTCTCCATATTACTTATTGTCTTAACATCTTAGATATATACTGAGCCTTGTTAGACTCCAGAACTTTCTTCATTGCCATTTCAACATCTTCCTGTGTAATCTTTACAGGAGGTCTTGTCCTCATAGCTATAGAAAGAAGTCCAGCAATAATGTCATCTGTCTTATACCAGCTATACATTCCCTTTTCAGACCTTACAGGATTAGGAAATACCTTTTTCTCTCTCCAGTAATTAAGAGAATTGTTGTTAAACTTCTCTCTTTGTACATGTAGAAAGTTAGCCATTTCTAGTACCTCTCTTTGTATCCATAGTTTTCTCATATTATTATCCTTCATTTTAATTATATATAAGCTCTGGGAAGGAATTGAACCTCCAAGAACTGCTTACAAAGCAATCGTTATGCCATTTAACTACCAGAGCATTTTCTTTTTATTCTCCATTGTCTTTGATAATTCCTTTTTACCTCCTTACACAAAGAACAATGACAATATCTATAGCTTGATAAAGTACCATGAGTTCCTTTTGCAATCTTCTTGCCTAACTCTTCCGTTGTCTTTTTATTATGACAAGACTTACAAAGTAACTGACACTTATTAAGCTCATTCCAAAATGTTTTCTCACTAACCGACAAAAGCTTTGAACAGTCTAGTTCCTTTTCAGCCCTTTCTATATGGTCTATTTCAAGCTTTTCAACACTACCACACTCAACACATTTACCACCAAGATATTCAATAGCCTTTTTTCTGAGTCTATAATATCTATTAAGATGATTTTCCCTCATATATTTGTTATATTCCTCTCTTTCCATATAAACTTCCAATAAATTAAACTCCTCATCCTTTCCCCCAGATAAATACTTGCAATGTACAAAAAACTCAGCAAATCAAATTGCATATCATTTTCCCTTTAAAGAGCAAACAAGTATCCATCTTGTGGATGTCCAGAGGAAGGGATAAGAACTCAAGCTTCGTGTTATCGGTACTGCCCCAACCGACTTACAGCCCACTTGAGTTCTAATATATGGGGACTATCACTAATCCCCAAGTTTTAAAGAGCTACTCTCCTAACTTCAATTCATCCCAAAACACATTCTTAACTTCCGTTTTTAAGGCTGGGAAATAAACATCAGTAACCTCTTCACCACTAGGAAGAAGAAAACTTCCTGTTGAATATCCAACTTTGTTCTTCTTACTTAACTCATTCCAACCCAACTCATACAGGATATTCTCCCAAACAGTACCCTTTCCACTTAGAACCTCTGTCCTTGGTAATATTGGTACAACACTCATTTCTTTTCCGTCTATTATTTGAGTATCTTTACTCATTACTTTACCTCCATTTGAGCATAAGCCCATCTATAGTTATATAACCAGTTATTACTTACATATCCTACATACTTCCTTTGCTTTGCACTATCATTACCTATATTAAGATAATTCTCTTCTACTCCATCACAAATCTCCTTCGCCATTACTTCCTGACTTGGGTCGTAATTTCTATTTCCACCCTTAAACCATCCATAGAAGTTACTCTGTCTTTTAACATCTCTACCCATTCCTGTTTCTGCTACTGATATTGCTACTACAACTCGCAGAGCTTCATCAGAACAATACTTGTCCAATAGAGAGAAATACTTATCATCAATCCTAGATCCTTTGTAACTTTGAGTAAATCTCTTTACTGCTGTCGTTGAACTTTCCATAAATACCTCAGCTGGAATTACCTCTACAGTTCCATCAGCCTTAGTAGTTACCTTATCTCCATCAACCCACTCTTCCTTCTCTTCTACTACAACTTCCTTAGCTTGAACCTTCTCAGGAGTTGTATCTATAGATACAGTAGCTTCATCCTTTCTACCTACAAATGTTAAGAGCAATAAGTAGATGAGCATACCCATTGCAATAAGGAAGAACATTCTTCTAAACATGACCTCTCCTCTTCTTTGACCATCTAAGAGATTGATACTCTTTAAAAAGGTCTTAAACTTATTTGATTTTATATTTAAAATCTTCATATCTTACATTCCATTAAGTTAGATATGATTATATTCTATACTATCTTGACTACCCTGTCAAGTGTATTCTCTTAATTAAACAAAGTGCTTTGTACAATAGGTTTCCATTCAAAGTAGCAGAGAGTATATCTACCTTCCCTTCCCCACTTATCTTCAAACTCTGCAAAGGCTAGGGGTATCTCATAGGCATCTAATATCATGTATGGAGCAATAACATCAGTTTTCTTTTTACTCTTAGGAGCATACTTCTCAGGCTTCTGGAATATACAAAGATCCTTACCTTCCTTCCTAGCTTCTTCAATCCTCTTTTTTGCAACAGCAACCATCTTTTTTCCTGAGAACCCACTTCCAAGCTTGTATCCTTCAAACGGAGTTGTCTTAAAGACTATATATGCTTCCTGTGCCATTACATTTTATTCTTAGAATTTAAATCTAGGTACTCTTCTATAATATGTATAGCCTCACCAGAAGAGTAACAGACCTCAACCCTGTACCCCATCTCCTCAAGATTCTCAATCCACCAATCCTGCTCAGGAGAAGTTTTATTCTTTCCTGCTTTCATCTCAATCCAAAGACCAGCCTTCATATCTGTAACCTGCCCTTCGTTTGTATATGTCATAGGTACAGGAAGGAATACATCAGGTACACCCTTCTTAACCCCTTCTTCTTTCATCTTGTTTGCTACAGACCAATGTCCACCATAATATGCACCATTAGGAATTGCCATGAGAAGTTCTAGTGCAGGTACTTTACTCTTATTAAGTTCAGCCCAGAAGAATAGTGCTACTTGTTCATCATGCTCAGGAGTAGCTTTCTTATTTCCTTTCTTACCTTGCAAAGCATTAAACTCTGCTACTGTCATTGTATCCATTAAAGTATTCCTCATAAAATTTATTTATTTTATCCCAGAACTTTTTGTTTCTCTCATCTATCTGCCATCTATACTTAGTCATCTCCCAATCCATAATACTTTCATCCCTTAAATATCTCTTATCCTTCTCTACATACCATACCTGTATGTATCTTTTAGGTCTTACAACAAACCCCTCAAAGAATACAATCTCATGATCACCTTCAGAATAAACAAATCTGTCATCCTCATCTGCTACAAAATCTCTGAGCAGTAGAGTTCTTCTAGACTTTTCTGATTTTGTATCCATCATGTGTATCTATTTCATAAGTTATCTTATTACTCTTGTGTTTACTTTCTGCAACATTCTTCCATGTTTCCAATAGGATGTTCAATGCACCCATCAACCAATCCTGTTGAAATTCACTACCCCAATTTACCTCTATGTTAATTGTTATTTTTTTCATTATAGTCCTATCTCTAAAAACTTATAATTGTCCTCTACCCTGATAGCACATTCCAGATATATTGGTATATAATCACCAGTATCCTTTGATATTCTACTCATCAGCTCATAAGCAGTAGAATCATCTCCAAACTCCACATCATGCAAATGTATCCAAGTATCTTCATCTTCAGGATCTCCTATTATCAACTCATCAAACTGCACTATCCCAGCACCAAGTATAAAGAAACACTTACCACTAATTATCATAAGGGGTAATTTTTCATTATCCCCACCAAACCTATCAGACATATCTTGTGCATAAGTCCATACTCCATCCTTATATTCACTAATGTTTTCTTTTAATTTCTTCTTTAGCTCTCTCATATCATCATCCCAGTAAACCTTTATATAATGTTTCTTCATCTTAATATCCCCCTTGTTCAATTAAAATATCAATCTCATTAATTAGCTGTTGATTCTTAACATACAAGGTAATCCCAGCAACCACCAGAAGGGCAGTTGCTAGGATTAAAAACCAAGTTTTAAGTGTAGTTCTTCTCATCTGATTAGAAAGGTAAATCCTCATCCTCTATTTCATCATCAGGCTCTGATGTTTTAATGTTCTTTTTAACATCTTTAATATCCTGTTCATCAACAACATCCATTCCTTCAAAAGGATCTGATGTATCTACTGGAGTAAGCAAAGAAGTTAAGTCTATTTCACTTGCATTTGAAGATTCAATTATCTCTGGAGTAAGAGCTGTTGGAGGTGAAGGCATTACAAAATACTTTGTATCAATTCCACTTCCTTCTCTCTTGATGTTAATATCATACTTTCTTAAATCACCCCACTTAGCATCATTTACAAACTCATACAATGATCTGAGAATAGATGCCTGAGTAATCTCTAATATCTTAATACTCTCATCCTTGTAATCCCATATCTTCATTGCCCAAAACTCCTTTGTCTGAAACTCCAATACTTCTTTAGGAAGCTTTTGTGTATATTCAATCCTGTAAGGCTTATCACCTTTCTCTCCTTTACCCTTCTCTCTTACAACTCCATCAGGAGAAACCCAATAAAGCTTTCCTATAAGAGGTTTAGAAAGAATCCTAATGTTATTTGCACCTTCACCCAATTTCATAAAATCACTTGATGTTGCTGGAGTATATCCCTTTGGTAAAAATCCATCTTCTTTATTTGCCATGTTTATTAAAAAACTAATTTAAAATTTGTAGTGGATTGCACACCTGAAGCAGTAAATGTAAATAACAATTTAAGTAAGGAATAGAAAATCAATCCTATTTCCAACATTCCTATCTTAAATATATACTTAGTTGATTACCTTGTCAAGATATATTACTATAAGACAACTGCTCCTAATTTTATTAAACTATTTATGAATCTTTTTATGACAATCCTTGCAGACAGAAAGTAGATCTGACATCTTTTCTCTGTAAAGAATTGTTTTACCATTATCATCATTATATCTAAGATGATGAACTTGTGTAGCTTTAACTTTCTTGCAGAACTCACAAACAGGATTTAAAGCTAACTTCTGTTTTCTAATACCCTTCCAATGTTCTGTTTCTAAGTAAAGCTTATATGTATTAGTAGAAAAACCAGCCCTTGTTACTTTATATTTAGGAGCTTTAGCATTACTTATCAGCCTACTAGCTAATTCTCCAAAAGATTTGTACTCATATGGATTACCACAATTAAGACAAACATGAAATGAAATTTTCCTGATTTTTATTTTCTTTATTTCAGAAGATTCTGTTAGCTTCTTACATGTATTACAATATCTTCTCATCTATACATAGGTATCATATTATCTTCATCCCTGTTGTTGTAATGCCCCCCTTACCCCCCACACCATAGGGATAAGATTTCTTGCCATGTTTTACCTGTTTTCTCTCAGCATGACTCAACACACTCTGTTAAACTAATCCATAGGTTATGTGTTTCCCTATTGTACCTATTGTGCTATTACATACCTTTAACTCTCATCATCCCTTATTGGCTACCTTTTAGAGCTGTAGCAACCCAATTCCCTGTATTTCTCCATAACTAGGATGGTCTTTATGTTCTTTTAAGTGGTCAAATACTACCTTGCCACTATTACACCTAGTATTTTAAATGCAAAAAGCACCCATTTCTGAGTGCTTTAAGCAATGGATTACTTGATTAAAAGTAACAGCAGACCTACTGGCATTTCTCTGTAGATAAGTTGTACCTTTTAATCTCATGTCCATAGGTATATATAACTAAAATATCCAGAGGATGTCAAGAGGGGATATTTATACTTGTTAAAAAGATATATGCAATACCCCCTCTTTAGTCCTACCTTCTCCTTCTGTTTTTTTTCTTATGTACCTTATTAGCACTTCTGTACTCTCCAACTGGATTGCCATAATCATCTGATGTAGTTAAACCCCATCTGGATAATAAAGTCCATCTTGTTCTATATTCTGGCTCATAGTATAATATATTGTTCTCTAAAGATGTTCTAACCATCAATAGAGGTATTACAGGTTAAGTAGGTTGAGGAAGAGGGCTATGTATCTCTTCCTCTTTTTTTAATTAGCTAAACTTCTCTTCTAACGCAGGAACATTTTTAATGACTAACTCATAAATAGTCTGGATCATACCCTTAATTGCTACAAAGTTGATAAAGAAGAACTGCAATACATTCCCAATGTTTGCTTCAATACCATTCACCCATTCAAACTTAACAAAGATCAATGCAAACGCAATTGTTATTGAAACAAGAGTTATGACCAATCTCTTCTCTTCTTTACACAGCTCTTTCTTGAATATCTTTTCAAGAAGCTTAAAGAATGAAGGTAAAATAAAAGGAGCTAATGATCCAATTGCTCCTGAGATACCAGCACTCAGTATAAATAATTCGCTGTCCATTATACTTTAGATAAAATAAATTTAAGTAATAATGATCCAAACAAAATAATACTTGCTGAATATATTATTATGTTTAGTATGTCATTCACTTTCTTTCTTTCCTTGTTTAATCTATCTTTAATTGTACTAACAGGCTTCAATTGTTCCAAAAAACAATCTCTAATAATTTAAGGATACTCCTACTTCTTCTTAGGAAATAGTTTCTCCAACAAATCTACAACCCATATAAACCTTCCCATCTTATATGCATTTAATTCTGATACTGCCTTTGTTCTATCATTCTCTGCTGTCTTTCTCTTAATAACTTCTGTACCATACTTATCTTCCAGCTCATTATAGTCTATCTTATTTTGCTCAATTGTTTCATTCTTCTCTATGATAACCCCATCCATTACTTTAATCTTATCATTAAGCTTTACTATGTCTGCTTCTAACTCTATTATCTTTGCACTATTATCAACAGGTATAACTACTTTACTTCCATCTACATTGGTAACAGATGCTGTACTTTTTGTTACCCAGTATTCACCACCATCCTTTTTAACAGCACACATGCCACAATCATCACCAAAGCTCATGAGATACCAGAAGTAGCCACCATTAGCAATTTCAATGCTCCTGACAAGCCCTACAGCCCCAGATTGAACAGTTAAACCCCTCTTGAAGTATTTATCATCAATGATAAAAGCTTCTCTAAGTTTAGTGTTCTCATTAAATTTTATTTTATCTCCAATGTTAAACATAGTTGTATTTCCCTGAGAAATTATATCACCATCCAGAACTAACTTCCTTATTCTTAGCCCTCTATTACTCCATTCATCCAGATGAAGATGAGGAGGAAACCCTGTTACACTCTGAGGAGCTATCTTACATATAGGACTACCAGCCTTTACAAGACCCTTAGCCCATTGATAAGTATGCACCAGAGCTATTACATAGTTACTTCCTACTGGAGTAATCTTACACCAGCTACCATCACTTGGATTTGTTGCCAATACATTTACATCAACATTCATTGATAGAACTGCACCAGCTACAATTGAAAAGTCTATTGGATTCCTATTGGGATTACTTACATTCTTTGCATGAGAACCACCTATATATGTCTTATATCCTGTTGGAAGAGTTGCTGTATCAAACTCTGCTAAGATAGGCTTAAAATATGTACCAGCACTATTCTTGTAATACTTACCACTCTCATTCTGAGTTACTGGTACAGTAGCTAAGTCCTTCCCACTTGCATATATTATATATTTTTTTGCCATATCAGTTTAATGACAAGTTAAGAAAACTCTTTACACATGGTCAATTAAAGACATAAACCATTCAATAATACCTTGAATAATTGGAATACTATTTACTATTGTTGTAATACCTATAAGACCTAGCAACCATCTTACATTGGTATAGAAGGTAATCATTTTACCAAGAGATTCAAGCTTTGATTCTTTCTGTCCTTTTTCACAAAGATTCATATCTTCAAACCAATCAAGTGCAGGTTCAGCTCTTTCTATAATTTGCAAGTCTGTGTTTTTTTTAGCATAGAGATATGCAAAATTAGCTCTGGCTTTTAAGGTATCTTCTTCATTAGTACCTATTTCACCAAGCAATAATCTTTCCAATCTGGATAATGTTGATTTAACTTCAGTAAGTTCTTTTAAAACATCCTTCTGTATCTTCAATGCTTCTTCTCTGGCAATTGATCTTACTTCCCTCTCTGTTAATTCTGCCATAAGTGTTCTTTGTTTATGTTAGTTCTAGCTCTAACATTCCTACAATATAGTGTATATCATCACAAACTTTAGGTCAATTAAAATAACTTTGTTTTATTGTCATCATCCTCTTTTTCACCATACCTCTTATCATAACTTGCTTGTGTTATTGCAATGTATTTCTGGAATCCAGCCTGTGTAATCAGCCTATCCTTGAACAACTTTCTCAAAGTATCATTATCCATAGCATCTCTTTTTCTTAACTCATTAAGCAAATCATTATTACTGTCCTGACTTAAAACTGGGATAGATTCTTTAACAACCTTATATATTAAATCCTGACTTAGATTCTTATCCTTTGCATACTCTGCAAACATCTCTCCTTTAACTACTTCATATCTTACAGCCTGAGCCATGAAGTCTTTAAACTCTTCATCACTCATCTTCTTCTTCTGACTATTGATTATCTCAAGCTTTTCATCATTATCAAGTCCAGCCTTTGCAATACTCTTATATACAGCATTACCACTATTTGCAAGAATCTCTCTCTTAAACTCACTCTTTAACCTTGTTTCTTCTGCCTTCTCTGTACCACTCCAACCTCCTTCTGGTCTTTCACCTTTGACTTCTATTACATATTTCTCCTGAAGCTCCAATAATTTCTTATTAGAAGGCTCTGCATAATAACTCTCTATGTATCCATCTAATACTTTGTTTCTCTCTTGTTTACCTACTGCCTTCTCCCATTCTTCTCTCTCCTGAAGTCCATAATTTGTAAGCTCAAACATTCTCTCAAGCAATGGAAGATTCATGACTTTTTCAAGTGTTGTGTCTGATGATTTATCATATGTAGAAAAGTTTGTAAGTCCAAGCTCATTTGTTGTCCACTTAAGCATTTCTGTAAACCTTGTCATACCACCTTCATCCCACTTTGTTGTGTTAATTGCCAACCTTCCCCTAAAGTCATCATAAGGATTTCTACCCTGTAGGTATTGTTTCCAATCTCTCATTATAGAAAGAAGAGGATTATCTCCAGTAGTAAATGGTACAAGTCCAGCAATTGCACTTCCAAGTTGTTCTACTTTCATACCTTCACCTTGTAGATATGTAGCCATCTTCCATACAAGATTACCTATTACTGCACCTACTTCATCAGAAGGAGCTTTAACAAACATAAAACTTTCACTCTCTTCATCATATCCAATTGGAAATGCCATATACATACTCTTGTAATACTCTGATAGATAATCATATGGATTTACCCACTTCTTCTTTTCTGGATCATCTGGGTCTGGAATTGGAACTCTCAATATACTTGCACCAAGTAGCATGAGTAACTTAGGGAATACTATCTTAAACATTGTACTTACCCAATACCCACTTGCTGTTTTAGGTCTTGTTGCCAAGTCCATATCAGCTGTAATTGCTTGAATACCTACATTACTAAAGACTACCAGCTCATTTGTAAGAGGAGTAAACTTACCTTTCTGCATATAATCTGGAGTACCTACATACCTTCTTGTATAAAAGGAAGCCTTCTCATCTCCTACCTTATCTGATAAATACTGGAATCCAGCTATCTTACTATTTACCTCAAAAGTAGAACCAGCTCTCATATAGAAATCATATACTGGTACTAGAGTATGCTTTATTATTGGAATTGTTGAACCAAAATCTCTAAGAGTTTCTAACCAGTTTACACCACCCTTATATACTATTCTGTTTTTAACAGGGTCAAACTTAAACTTCTCATTACCCATATCAATATCCTCATATTTAACATTGCTAGAAAGTACATACATATCCAACATCTTCTGAGTTATTGCATCCATTTCCCCACCAGCATAATTCCAACTTCTCTTTAGATTCTTAATCCACTCCTTTGTAAATGCTCTAAACACTTTACCTGTTCTACTTACTACATTACTCTTATCAAACAGCCCTGACAAAGCTGTAAGATTTGTAAGACTTCTCTGATAGTCTTTTAATGGATTGCTATAGAATTGAAAGGATGCCTTCATTACAGTTACAGCAGGTTTAAAGATTCTATTTACCATTCTCAAAGGGGCTGTAAAGAACCTGATAGTATCCCAAAACCAACCATTAAGACTTCCATCAAACATTGCAATTATATATTTATCCATATAATAAGCAGTTCTTTTACCATCCTCAAGAAGCTCTAATTGTGTGTATCCAGCCCTTTCAAGCTTAGGATTTCTCTTAAATCCAACTGTCCTTCCTTCTCCATCTTTAATAGCTTCTGCTTTAATAATCTCATCTGGGAATATCTCTGCAAGACTATTCACTACATCTTGCTTTGCACCATTTATTGCTGTTAATTTCATAAGGCTAATACTCTTTAACATCTGAGTTGTAAGAGGATTTTCAACACCCTTTGTTGTACCAACTGCCTGTATTACTCCAGCTGTTACATAGTTATCTTCAATGTAATCCACAACTGCAAATGGAGTGTATGTATTCTTATTTACTGTAGCTATCTCATTAAAGAATTGCTCACTATATACACCAGCTTCATAACCCTTCTTCACAAGATCAAAGTTGTAATCTCTCCACCAGCTCAGCTTCTCTGTAAGAAGATTCCATTGTGCTGGAGTAAGCTGTCCTTTAACATAATCATATGTTTCCTTTGCATAGTCATATACAAGTCCATGTGGATTAGCAAGGTCTTTTCTATCTCCAAGATTTCTTTCCAATACAAGTATCTGACCTACTGTATCTAAATCTATACCAGCTTCACTTACTGGAACAAAGAACTCATTTTGTACATCTTGTGCATACTTAACTGCATCATTACCTTTAAGAGCTAAATCACCCATCAATTGCTCTGCTTCTTCCAGTTTTGAAAGTGTAATCTTCTTATCCTTCCAAGCCTTTCTTAACTTGTCCAGATATGGAGCATACTGATTCACAAAGCCCATCTTAATACCAGTAATACCTTCTTGCCACTTACTCTGTTTTCTATAGGCTTCCTTCTCTTCATCAATTGTCATTCTCTTTCCTCTTGCAATTTCCTGAGCCTTCTTCATATTCTCTACTCTACTTTGTACTTCATTGCCTTGCTTTATCATATCTCTTATAGCAAAGTATTCACTCTGGACTTCCTTCTTCCTTGCCATATACTCAATGAATCCCTGATAGAAGTTAGGAGCTACTTCTTTAACCAGAGATGGCTTGTTAAGAAATACTGATAGAGCTTCTGCATATAATTCTTTAGCTGAGTATCTGTAGGTCTTATACTTCTTAGGTACACTTGCTTCATCAAATGGATTCCATATCTGAGTAAGAGCTTTAAGCTCCTTTCTAATATCCTTATTACTCATATCCATAAACTGTCCTTCTGTGTAGTTTCTTAGATTTGCTATTCTTCCAAGTATATTCCCTCTCTTTAATGTCATGTTCTCAGTACCACCAAACCAGTCAAACAAGTGTCCTATCTCATGTGCCAACACCTTTTCTATACCATGTATTCTCTCCATCTGTTGCTCTGGCGTTTCTGGTAACTTCTCTACATTACCCTCTCCATCCATAACCTCTTCACCTTGTGGCTCAAACAACTCTCTGAGGATTCTGATTCTTGAATCAGTATTTGCACTTGGAGTAAAATCTCCAAGCTTTGCTCTACCTCTAAACTTCTTCTGGAGCTTTATATTAGCTCCAAGCTCTGTTGCCATTGTAATAAGTTCTGGGAGCTTTACTGACACAGCTGACTCTTGCTCTAATGCCATTGCTTCTGGAGATGGATTATCACCCATCCTATACTTCACATCCTCAAACTGCTCATTAATAATTTTAGATTTCTCATTCATTGAATCATCAGAAACATAGAAAATCTTGTTAATACCATTCTCTGCAAGGATGCTAAGTAATCTGTCATGTATCTTCTTATTAGTATCTTTTCTATAATACTCTGGAAGAATTGCACCACTAAACTCATTCAAAGCTACTGCCCTTCTAGGCTTTGCTTCAAGATATGGTACTGGAGCTGAAAGAAGTCTATCAGCCCACTTCTTTGTTTTCTCTACAAGGTATTCATCTGTAACTGAATCAAACTCATAACCATTGTTTCTAAATGCAGAAATGAAACTTGCCATAGTCCTACTTCCCTTTGCATAATCCCCCATTGCATACTCTAAATGCTCTGAACCTCTATAATCAAATTCAAACTCTCCTTTGTAATCTTTTGTACTAAACTTGTTGTACTGCTCTAACTTCTGAGCTTGTTTTGCAAAGCTATTATATTGCTTAGAGGTTATCTCATCATACTCTGCTTCACTTACCAGCCTTCCATAACTATCCCTCTTGGCTTGTGCAATTGATTTATATTGTTTAGCACCTTTTGCTTTAATTAGGTTTATACCACCAAATATACTTCCCTCCTGTCCTTTAATCCCCTTACCAAACATAGCTCTTACTTTGTTCTCTGTAGTATATGGCTCTTTCTTACCACTAATCTTTATATATGGCTCACTAAACATTCCATCAAAATATCTCTCAATCCATGCTTCATACCTATCAAATGTACCATCATCAATCTCCTGCACTTTTTTCTCAATTGCTTCCTTTGTTGCATACTTATCAACCTCTTCTCCTGTCTTATTCTTCTCCAGCTCTCTCAGGCTTCTGTATAATCCATATAAGAAGTGTTCTAACTGTACATCATTATCATACTGCTCCATTACACCTTCTACATACACTTGCTTCATATACTTGGTATCAAGTCTTGTATTCTTATTAGCTTCTTCTTCCACCATTTGCTGTACTATTGCCTTCTTCTGTTTCATTACCTTCTCATCACCCTCTGCAACTTCCTGCATCAAAAAGTCTTTGTTCTTTTTAAATGTTTCTGTTTCTACATACTCCTGATAAGGAATATGTAATGGCTTGTAGATAATTGGTACTTTTATTCCCCTCTCTTCTAAATATAGAGCCTTCATTGCATGGCTTCTCTTTGCTTTGTAAAACAATTCACCCTTTGCATCACCATGTTGAATAGCATCCTGAAGGTCATACATATAATCATCAACCTTATCAAACATCTCTTGAACTGCTTTGTCATTAAAGTAGAACTTCTGCCATTGTTTCTTATTAAGGTCATATTCTGGAGCTGGTACTCTTGGAGAATATATATCATGAGAATAAAGCCTGTTATCTCTATCCACTTCTGGATCAATAATCTCTCTACCACCTACAAGAGTTATTTCACCAAACCCTCTTATTGGATTCTCTGGCTTTGTTACTGCAAGTGATGGAGCTGGGAGCTTCCCATCAAATTGAGCTAATAGCAAATTCTCAGCAGATATATTATGCAATGTAACAAGTGGCTGTAATACACCACCTACTTGTGTTCTAAACATTCTTCTCTTCTCTTGTCTATACTCTGGATTTACTCTTCCATCTGGAAGTAATTGGTCTGTCTTAGTTCCAGCACCCTGAATAGATGCAAGATACTTATTCCAGTTCTTCTGTTGCTTTGCTTCTAATCTTTGCTCTCTTTCAAGTAATCTACCTGATAATAAACTCTCATAGAAGTCCTCAATGTCTTTAATATGATCTATTCCTCTAAACATCCTATCAACAAACACATCTACCATTCTCTTTAACTTCCCCCAGAAAGTTGTACTGTTTCTATTGTTTACATAGTCAATGATATTCTCTGCTAACCACTCTTCTGCCATTGCATCAACACTTGCTACTTGGGAATCAACACCTCTGTACATACCTTTTGCATTTTTAGTAATACCAAACTGATTCCTATACTCTCTCTGCTTACTTCTTTGTGAAGCATTTTTTGAATATGGCAAAGCTCTTGGGTCAAATTTGCCCTCTACAATTGTATATGGATTCTCAAAATCAGCAGGTTTAAGTGCTGTAATATGCCATGTCTTTCCATCTACTTGCTCTCCAGCAAGACCAAATTCTGTTCCATCTATAAGAGATTGGGCATGGACTGCATCCATTTCACCATCTACAAGATATATAACTCTCTCTCCAGTCTTTGCATCTACATACTGAACAGAAGATCCGTACATATTCTCAGGTTTAATTCCTACACTATCTGCATATGACCTTAATAGTTGCTCTTTCCCTTTCCACTCTGGACTTCTTCTAGTAATCTCTTCAATTCCAACCCCAGCCTTTCTAACAGTTGGGACATTTAATTCATAACTTGCTAACGCATTTGACCAATAACTTGCTAACCTCATTTTCTCTTCTGATGTCTTACTATTCCATTCCTTCGTAAGCTTATCTTTGCCTACTCTCTTTACAACTTCTTTTATCATTGCACTCTTCTCATCTGCTGTAAGGAATATATCAAACGCTTTGTGTACAGCTTCATGATAAAGCGTACTACCCATATGTGCTTGACCACTCTTGATCTCAATCAACCTATTAAGATACACACCAAGAGCCTTCTTGTTTCTTAGTATGTTTTTAACTAGCTCTACATTATCATCACCAAACCATACTTTACTTATCTCCTTCATAGCACCTATTGTCATTTGATCCTTCATCTTATCCTCTAAGACTTTTAATTCATCCTGTCTGAATGGAAGATCATCATCTGTAAACACATCTTCTCCCTTATCAAATGCCAATGGAGATTCTTTTAAAACCTCCATTTCTTTTTTCATCATTGCTAATATTTCTTTTGCATATCTTTCATCTTTAGATACCCTGCCCATATCAGAATCCAATGTTGTTTTGAAAATAAACCTGTAATCATCAACAACTTTTTGCTGATCTTTGATCTCTCTCTCTAATTGTGCTACATATTTATCATATCCACCAGCAACCTTAACCTTCTTATTTACCTTCTCTATGTATTTATCAAGTGCATATTGTTTAGGATTCTCTTTTTTATACTGAGCTTCCTCTTCCTCTAAGAAAACAGAATCCATTAAAGAAGTTGCAATATCTTCTATAGATGTCATTCCACTATCTACTTCTTCTTGCATACCATCTCTTTTAATCATTGATTCAATCTCATTCTTTATGGAGGTTCTAACCATATTAAACTCATTCTTCATCCCTTCAGGTATATACTTTGATGTCTTCTTATACCCTCTTAAACTATCAAACGCCAACTGAATAATTTCTGGATTGCTAGATTCTTTTGAGATATATTCTGGCAAAACACCTTTTATTTCTGGGACTTCTTTTAATACTGTACCTTTCTTCTCAATCTTTTCTGGGGTTACCTCAGGCTTCTGTATCTCCAATCCTTCCCTACCTGTACTCTCATCTAGTATTGCTTGATATACTTGCCATGCCTTTGTACCTTCTTGTGGTACTGTATTGTTTAAGAAAGCATCATATGCCTTTTGTACATACTTCCTACTTCTCAATTCTTCTGGGATAAACTCTGGAATATTTACACCTTCTGTACCATATATATAATCCTCATTACCATAATTAGCATTTTCTGAATCACCAACCTTTGACACGACCTTTCTTTTTGCACCTTCATCTAACACAACACTTATATCTCTTAATACCTCTTGTACTTTAGCATCTTCTGAATAATCTGTTTTAGTTTCTGCTTCCTGTATCTTCACCTCTTGTACAGGCTCTGTTGCAATCTTCTCTTCTGCTTGTGCAATATCTGCCTTTAACATCTCTTCTTCTACATCTACTACTGGAGTATCTTGTTCAATTTCTTCATCAGGGATAGCAACATCCTGTTCTAATTCTTGTTGATTCTTCTCTTCTACAAAATCTCTTATCACATCACCTGACACTTCATCTATAATTTTTCCATCATAGGTAAGTTTTTGATTTTCTTCCAATCCAGCCTGTTCTTTGTTTTTATTTATATAGTCAATTGTTTTTCTTTGCTTAACTGTACTAACTGTATTTACTCCTGCTCTTGCACTAAGACCAAGTAAGGACATAATACCAACACTCAATCCTACTTGCTTCCACCATTCTGGATTAAAAATGTTCAAATCAGTACCTTTAACAACATGGTCTGAAATATCTTGTAAGCCCTCTTCTGCAGATTCACCTATGAACCCATCCCAACCAACTTCTTGAGCTATCTTTTGTAATACTTTATTCCCCTTTAATATCTTAATGGAATTAGTTAATGCTTTCCCAAACTGATTTGATTCAAGCTGTTTTAATACCCCTGTTACAGCCTTTGTATTCCCCACCTTTGTGAAAATTTTTCCAGCACCTTTTGCTATATACTTACCTATTTGATTCTCTATAAAGTTCTGTAGTGTTTGACCACCTACAGCTCTTGCTAAGGCTTCCCCTTCAGATAAAGCTTCCCCTGTTCTAATAAACCCAACCCCACTTTCTGTTACATATATATCATATTGAGTATTCCTCATTTCATTGAAATCTTTTAATGTTCTACCAGAACCAAAAGTAATGGCTTGTGCTAAATCACCAACAACAGGAATACTCCCACCACCCAATGTAATCAAATTAAAAATACCCCTCTCTGCCATAACTCTTGCACTAGGAACAAGAGAACCAACAGCTTCTGTTATACCCCCCCTGTCTATATCTGCTTCCAAACCCCTACTAATGACTTCATTGTATGCCATCCTCTCATTCATTGAAAGATCACTATAATCCATACCACCCTCTAATTTCTTTCTTGCACTATTATATAACCCTTCTTCTTGCCCCTGTTCCATATCTTCAGATATAGGCTTCCATTGTCCAGTTCTTATCTGGTCTGCCATAAGAGTAAAAATACCAGTTTCAACTTCTTGTTGTTTTGTTATCTCCCTAATATTTCTTTCATAAATATATAGCTTTTCAAGATTTTCTTTTATCTGAGATGCCCCAACCCTGTTTAAGACAACATCAAGAGGAATTCTTCTTACCTCTTCCTCTGATGCAACATCATCACCAAGAACTAATAGTTTCCTAATTTCTTCAACTTCAGGAGCAGGGATTTCTGTACCATTTCCCCCATCCCTATAGTAAACAATAGTTCCATCTTCTAACCTATGAGATTTATATTCCCTTCTATCTTTTTCTACCAATTCTAATTTCTTTAGCAAATCAGAATAATATGCAATATCCTCACCTATCCTTTTTTTCTGTGTTTCATATCCAAGTATGGATGCATTTTGTAATTCCCCCTCTGTTATCCCTTCCATTAACTTCTTGTTTTCCTCAAGGGCAACTTCTTTTTCTCCCTCTGGTAAGTCCTCTGTTTTATTGCCTTTGTTTGTAAGCCTTCTCCATACAGAAGATATTGTTTCAAACAAGTTCTTTTTAGGCTTCTCCTCTATGGGCTTTTCAACTTCCTCTCGTATCAAGTTCTCGGATTCTGCTTGTTTTTCTGTTGATACAGGCTCTCCAGAGTAGGCTACCTGCCCATTGTTAAGACTCCAAGACGACTTCTTTTCTTTTTCATCTTCCTCAACCCACTTACCATTGACATATTTAATTGCCATATATGTTCTCTAATAACTTATTATTTTACTTATAGAGCTTGTAGTCACCTTTATTCATAGCTTCTACGAGCAGAGCATTACCAACCTTTGAACCATACTTGGCACTAAACAATCCTTGTATCTCGTCTACTTCCCATTGTGCCAACATTCTATCCCCTTTCGTTTCCCCATGGATATCCATCTGATATTGTGTTTCCAGTTTCTGCAGGTAACTCAAAGCATCATTTATCTTAGATGTCCATTGTGTTGCTGTATACCCATAACTATTCTTAGTAGTAGTTGTCCCACCCCCACCACTACTTGCTACCTTTGTTTTACCAAGTGTCTGATGCTTTACTGTTACTGCACCAGTATATGGATTTACATAAATTATATCTGCAATTACATTCCCATATGGGTCTGTTCTATTAGTTATAGACTTGATTGTTGAACCAGCTGGAATCCTTATTCTTGAAGTAAATCCTACTGGAAGCCCAGCTTGTACCTCAAGCTTGTGAATTGCCAACTGCTCTGTTTCACTCATATCACTCCATCTCATCTGTCCTGATGTAATCATATCTGCGTACATTGATAATTGAGCTGATGCTGTCTTTTGCTGTTCTTGTCTTAATGCCATCTTGAAATCTCTTTCATCTCTTGCCTGTTCTACAAGTGAATCATATACTGCCATTCTCTTATTAAACTCACTATCATATGCTTCCTTTGCAGTATTGTAGTCCATCTGTTTAAACTGCATTGTCATATTGATATATGTATATGCACTATTTGCTACATCTGTAAGGTACGCTACATTACTAGAAAGCCAACTAATCTGCTCTTGCCTATCTCTTGTGGCTTGGTCTATCCTTCCTTCAATCACTCCAAGCCTTTGTGTCTTACCTCTTTCTGTATTTCTCTGTTGCATGAGAAGATTCTCTTGCTCTCTAATCATATTCTTATACTCATTGATGCTAGATTCAACATTGTCCAATCCCATGTCCAACCTTAACTTCTCAAATGTTTCTTCATACTTAGGGGCTACTGGAGCTTCACCTTCCATCCCTAATGTGTCCTCTGCAAACCCTTCAATTGTTTCTGCTGGATTTTCTCCATCAAATGGGTCAAAGTTTTCAAGTGCTTCTAACTCTGCCTGATTCTTGTTGAGATATTCTGCCAACTCTGCTGAATTAGCTGGAGTGTTTTGTGGAGCAGTTGGAGTTGGAGCAACTGGAGATGGAGTTGATGCTTGAGGAGTAGCCCAATCTGCAAAATAATTTGTTGCCCTAATCTGATTAAGAAGCCATGAGTTCTGCTGAAGATTTCCTTTATATGTACCATACTTACTTGACCCACCCAATTTAGAATATAGTTGTGCATTTCTTTGTTGCCATGTTCCTGTTAGAGTAGGAACTTTCATTACTGCCTGATATAGTAATTCTGCCATTGTCTTAATCTAACAAGTTATACTCCCTTATTCTATTCCTTATTCTTCTTATATATTATATCAACTTAGTAAAGATAACAATGCTAAGCTAATAAGTTGAACTGCTCTGAGATGTCGTTGTAGAAAAGAGTGTAGTACAAGCTTATAGTCTTAGCTGAGAAGTTCTTATCTCCACCACCACTACCAAAAGCATCATCTCCATTGGAACACCTTATACATCTTAGATACAATTTGTTACTGTCCACATAGACATCTGTTGTTTCAAAATCACTTGTAAATCCTGTAGTAGCAGTTCCTGCATTTTCATTAAGATTGCCAACAGTCTTCATGTTTATCGTAGCTGGAGGGAAATATGCAGGAGGATACCCAAGATCATGTTCTACAAAAGTTGAATGTACAACAGAATCTGCCTTGTATGCAAGAACCTCAGCAGGTAAATCTAATTCAAGTAACCCAGTCTTAAATATCTTTAATGTGTCCAGCTTAGAGTTCATCCTCTGCTCCGATACATTAGTTTCAGATAAGTCCTGCCCCTCTATTCCAACAGAAATATGTGGTCGTGTAGGTAAAACAATCTGCTGTGAAGTTGGAAGTAGCGATTCTGCAAATAACATAGCTGACAAGGAAGTGTCGTTTCTAGTTACACTATCATCATCTACATACTCCATCATGTTCATTGTAATCTGATCTTCGCTTACTGTTACTCCCTTTGTTATTGAACCCATAGAGGTAACACTAAAGTAAGTATACTCTTCCCCTGTAAACAAGTTGTCATAAATATCACCATCTACATAATTATACGGATCCCAAATACTTGCAGGATCTGGAGAAGTTTTATCATAGTAACTATATTGATTGAGCCTTCTAAAAGCCCATGCCCCATGTGGATAACCAAGTAGGTTAGGAAGGATTGTATCTTCTGTTACAGTTACCTGCATATAGATCTTAGGTAACAAATAGTTAGTATTTAATGCAAAATCTTTTACATCTAATCCTATCAAACTTCTATTCGGCTTTGCTACTTGTATTGTTGGTCTACTCATACCATGCATTATTTTGTGGATCTATAAATATATCTGCTACTATCTCTGCATTCTCAGGAGCTTCAAATACAAGAGTGTTTTCGTCAAGATGGTCGTACCCTACATACCCAACATAATATACCCAACCTACACCATCCTCAAAAACAAACTTTGAATATTTAAATGGGATCTGCTTCCATCCATCACCCTCCCCAATGCTCTCAAGATTAACACGAGCAATCACGATTGGCTTTATTCCTAAATTGTGTTCATATTCTTTTTTGTATAAAGGTATTGGAGTTGCATCAAACCATGCCATTGTTATACTGGAATATCTGTAATCACAGTTATCCTTTTAAATAATTTTAATTGATTCTTGGTAGAATCTATTGTTAAGTTTTTAGGAGTAGCTGTTCTCGTATCAAAACCCTTCTTCGCTACTTTTATACTTGGTACTGCCATTTTTAGAATCCTATATGTATAGCTAAATTACCATCTTCATCATAATAGTCAAAAGCAACATCATCAGAATCAGCAGTTGCTGTTATAGAAATACCACCTACAATACTAACTTTAAACGGAGCATCCTCAAAATCACCAGATCCCATCCACATACCCCTTTCATCCATCTTGAAAGTCTTACTACCAGCACCTACTTCAATTGTACTAAAATATCCTCTCTCTGGTACTTGATTTGTAGATTCACTCTCAATTGGATTTGCTGTACCATCCTCTGGAAGAACTATATTTCTAAAGCCCATAATTTTGATCTGCTAAAGTTATTTCATCAATAACAGGAGATTCATCTCCAATAGCTCTCAATTCTAATTTAATCTCTAAACAGAATGCATAATCTCCCCAATCCTCAGTAATAAACTGCTTCTTATCTGTATCATGAATAAGAGTCAATTCTGTCCAGCTAGTACCATAATCCTTTCTATAATAAAGCTTTACTAAATCTACAGCTTCAATCTTTGTTACTGTAGTACCATCATCTGTAAAATCAATTGCACTACCACCTACTGTTTCTGCTATCTGAAAAGTATTAGCAGTTTTATTTACTACATAATAAGTTGTACCTGCAACCAACTCTGCTGGAAGCTCTCCAGTAGTTTCTGAGAATTTAACTGCTTCACCATCCTGAAAACCATGAGATGTAAGAATTACAGTATCTGTATCAGAATCAAACTCTACTTCTCTAGCTGTGTTATCAGGAACACTCATATAATTTATATATGCCTTTCTATATACTGTTCTACTATTCCTATCCCTATACATCACTCTTGTTTGAATATATGTACCTGAATAGAGATTTGTTTCATCAAAAGCATCTACTCCATAAGTAGTAACTTCACCTACAACTTTTTTCCATGCTACCAACATACCAGTACCAAAAGTAATAATTGAACCTATCTCAACTCCAGTAGAGCCTTGTGATGTTACATACTCCAAGTCAAAGATTCTTGGAAATAGTCTTGGATTTGCTGTACCCATTCCATATACTCCTGTTTCAAGTGCATCTCCACTTACACTACTTACTCCTACAAGAGGAATACCATGTAAACTTGCTACTGCATTAGGATTTACCTTTACTGAATCTGTACTATCAAACTCTCCACCAATTCTTCTAAGCAACTCCAGCTTCTCTCCATTGTAAAAATATACATTACCCCTTGTACCAGCTACTGCATATACAAAGTTATCTACTGGTATGAAAGCATTTATACTTTGCTCTTCAATATCATCCTCAATACTCCATGACACACTCCATGTATTCCATCTAAATATCATTGCACTATGTACACTATTAGCTACCTCTGTACCTACAAGCAAGTCAATTCCAATCTTACCAAGACACTTTGCAATGTACTGAGCTGGAAGATCTAGGGAATTTAATACAAGGTAATTTTCTACCTGATGAATATAGTTATTATCACCAATAAAGAGAATACCATTGAGAACTATCATTGGATGATAGCTACTATTACTTGCACCATAAAGCTCTAAATACATCTCTGCAAACTCATCAGCAACCCCTGTATTAACAACTCCACCTGTACCTGTTTGATATACATGAACATGGTAAGAAGCACCTTTTACATATGTAATTGGAGTATCCCAATATATCTCATTTACTCCAGTTGTAAGACTTGCATTTAATACTGTCTTAGAAACTATTGCTGTATCAGAAGCATCATGTAACACTACTGTAAGACTTGTAGAAGGTACTGTTGCAATATCAATTGCTACTCCTATCTGTGTTTTTAATTGAGGAGTAAAGGCACTAGATTCATTCCCAAGTACAGTATGAATACCTGTACCATCATCTGTAAAGCCCTCTACCACTCCTATTACAGTATGAGTACCAGCTGGAGAACCTGACAAGTCAATCTTAGCACCACCTGCTGTAGCAGAGATTGTAAAAGAGTTAGCATTAACAACTGTTTTTACATAATATGTCGTTCCTGCTGTAATTCCTGTTGGAAGAGTATCTGTTGTTGCAAACTTCACTTTCATATTTGCACTAAGTCCATGAGCTGTAAGATCAACCTCATCATCTGTTAAATCAAAAGTAACTGCTGTGGCTGTACATATTGGAGTAAGAGTAAGTTGAAAATCATTTGTAGCCTTTGCTATTACATAGTACGGAGTATCTGCTACCAACCCTGTTGGAAGAGTACCTGTAGTATCAAACATAATCTTATCCCCATCTAAAAATCCATGTCCTGTAAGATTTACTTTTTCTGTGGCATTTGTAAATGTAACTGTAGAATCCTCTATGAGAGCAGAGTACAACTTGGCACTATACAAATTACCACCAAGATAGCCTGTATCTCCTACAACTGGATCAAGATTAAGTTTACCAACCTCTTCTACATAACTACTCCATGTAAGTCCTGTATAATCAAGTTGTATTCTATATAAATAATTCTGAGTAGCAAAATAAAGATAGTTGTTATATTCACATGCTCCAAGTATATTATCATCACCGACTGGACTATTTGCTGTATATGCAAGAGAGTATGTACCAGCACTCGGAAGGTATCTCCATATCTTTCCGTTTGTAGAAGAGAATAAATACACATATCCATCTGAACACGCAACCATTGTTTTTACAAACCCATCTACAGTTGAACCTGATTCTTTAACAAGCCTTCTATTTGCTTGTAAAAGTCCTATCTTACTATGAACATCTGTACCTACCATCTTGTACAAGCTCCTATCATTTTCACCCAGAATCCTACTCTCTGAAATACCACCCATATTCCAGTTATTTAAAACTATTGGATCACTCATTATCTTTCTCCTTTTAATTTAGTCCATTCTTCTTCATTCCTTGCAGTCTTAGTAAAAGTATCTTCTTTCTTACTTGTTTTTGTCCAGTCTGTTAATGCCCTTGCTATCTTAGTTGTACTTATCTCCTGCCTTGCTCTTTTAGTCCAATCTGCTACAGCTGTTGCAGTCTTTTCCCAACTGATCAACATCCCATTTAATCTTCTAACAATACTGTCCCTTATATGTATTGTACTGCTTAATACTATTTTAACACTTTTTACTATATTTTCAGAGAGAGATATTGATTCTACAAACACCTTGATTGGAGTTAAGATTTTACTATCTACAAGTCCTATTCCATCACTAAAAGCAGTTACTGTTTTCTTTCCTATGTTGTCAATTGCAGAAATAGTATCTGTAAAAGTCCTTAGAAAGTGTTGAGTAAAATGTATATTGTCTATTGTACTTATGATATCTGCGAGTATTCTATTTAGTCCTTTCTTTACAACTTCTGATAGAGTAACTTCATCAGAGAAAGAAAGAAGTTTATCCAACTTTCTACTCCAAGAATCAGCTATTCCTATCCCATCAATAAATAGTCTTGAAAAGAATTGAAAGTAATCTGTAAAGAAATCATCAACCATATTGATTGTATCAGTCAATATGAGAATTAAGACCTTAGTAAAACTAATATTATCACTTGCACCTATATTATCAGAAAAGACATTCTTACCTGTTAGTCTTCTTATTAAATCAGTAAGACCAATGTTGTCTGCAAATACTTTGAATGGATTGCGAGTAATAGAATCTATTGCACTTATACCATCAGAAAAGCTCTCTGTATACGATTGAGAAAGAATTATACTACCACTTAAATATGTTTGAGATAAGTAGTTTCCACCTACTGATCCGTTACCTGCCTTTATGCTCATTTCTAGTAATATCAAATTAAAGATCTACATTCCTACTCTATTTTATCACGATATTCAAATATATTTAACCTGTTAAGCAACTCGCCTAAATGGTGGTAGTGGATATTTCTCGCCTATGATTGGTGTTACGAGAGCTTTAACGTAACTAGAACTTTGTATATAGTTTAAGTAAAGTGTTTTCCCTGAAGCTGTTAATCCCTGCCAGTTTATTAAATAAGAGGGTTTGCAATATCCATACAAATAATTAAGTCTATCTGATGGAACACTCCAGTTTATATTATGACTAGAAAACCACCCAGTATCCCCCTTTAATATCAATGAGGTTAAACTACTACAATTAGAAGCATAGGCAGACATGAAATTACTCCCTACACTAGTAAGCCCTGAAGTGTCTGGTACTGACAAACTTGTTAAACCACTACAACCAGAAGCGTAGGCAGACATAAAATAATACCCTACACTAGTAAGCCCTGAAGTATCTGGTACTGACAAACTTGTTAAATTACTACAGTTGTAGGCGTAGTAATACATGAAATTACTCCCTACACTAGTAAGCCCTGAAGTGTCTGGTACTGACAAACTTGTTAAATTACTACAACCAGAAGCGTAGGCAGTCATAAAATCAACTCCTCCACTAGTAAGTCCTGAAGTGTCTGGTGCTGACAAACTTGTTAAATTACTACAACCATTAGCATAACCTCTCATAAAAGAATCCCCTACACTAGTAAGCCCTGAAGTGTCTGGTACTGGCAAACTTGTTAAACTACTACAACTATAAGCATAATTAGACATAAAATAAGTTCCTACACTAGTAAGCCCTGAAGTATCTGGTACTGACAATGAGGTTAAACTACTACAACTACGAGCATAAGAATATAAAAAGTAGTCCCCTACTGTAGTTATAGTACTTCCCGAAGTGTCCCAACCTACAGTTACAGAAGCCTTAATATTGGGCAAAACTGCCGTCGTTCCCGAACCAGAACCAGAATTGGGAGTTCTAAATTGATAAGTTTTTCCAGCTTCTAAGGTACAACTTGTACTATTCCACTCCCCAGAGGTACCCTCTCTCCAAGTAGTGGACTTTACCATTGTCTTTGTTACAGAGGTTGCATCTGAAGCTACTACTATTGTTGCAATTACTGCATCATACGCCTGTGCCATTTCTTTCTCCCCTTATATATTTTATTTAAAAAACCAATAAATTAAAATAACCATGATTTGCCACCTCAACATATACTCTATCAAAAGAGTTGTTATTACTCCTCCTAAAAATACTAATACTAATTTTAGTTTAATGTTGGTCATATTACCATCTAATTCCTCTAACTCTTGTTATCTTAGGTGTAAACTTGATATCAGAAAAAGTTACAGTGCTATCAGACTTAGTATCAGTTGAATAGTTAACTCCAGACCCAGTTATTGAAAGTGTTGTTCCTGACCTCGTTATAAATGCTCCTGATGTTCTTATTTTATAAGCAGAATCTATGTATCCCATATCAACAGCCATTACAAATATATCATCAATAGCAGTATCAAACCTTGTGTAGTAATAAGGAATACCTGTCTGCCCACCAACACTATTACCTTCATACCAAATATCTAATATATCAAAATTAGCAGATGTTTCTGACAATGTTATACTAGCTGCTGGAGTTCCACTAAACAAAAGTACCTCTTTTTGTGGAAATCCTTGAGGATTATCCATTTTACTGTAATAAGGACTTGTTATTGTTGCATTAGCTAAAGTATAAATGCCAAAGCCATCAACTGTTACTGTTGTATTAGGAGAAGAATAAGAAATATTTAATATTCTAAAATACTTTGCTGTTGTTTGTGTTAGTTTTAGTTTATCTTCTTTTTGATACTTTCCTGTCTTGTCTCCACTTATTGTAAAGGTTGTAGCACTAGCATAAGTCCATGTTTCTCCTGCACTTATCCAACCATCTATAGTGCCAGTAAACAATGGGCTTGATAAGGTTTTATTAGTAAGTGTAGTAGTAACTGAATCAAAATAAGATTTAAGTGTTGCTTTTATATTAGACCAAGTTAATCTTTTTAACACATTCCCTGCAGCACTATCTATTAAACCTACTTCATCTGCATCAACTGGAGTTGTTTTAGCAGTTGCTCCGTGAATCGTAGAAGCTATACTATCAGCATTTACACCCTCTACAAACATTTCCCACTTCCCTGCACTTAAATCTGTTGCAAATGTTCCTGAAGTATGAGCTGTTACACATACATACCCACTACCACCCTGTTGGACTGTGTCATTTACTGCATAGGCAGTTGTAGTAGCCCAAGCCCCTCTCCAAGTAAACTTTGAAGCTACTAAATCATTCCAATCCTTAGCAGTTATACCCTGAATAATAATATCTCCTGCAACAATAGATCTTGCTGTTGTACTTTCCTGACCTCTTACAATTGTTAAAGTGTCCCCTACTACATTACTTACTTTTACTATTTCTGCATTAGATGTTAAAGGTTGATCATTTGCTGGAAAGATAATTGCTGGTTCATTTATTGCAAATAAAGATCCTTTTCCTGTTGCTACAACTAAAGAAGTACCAGTTGTTGCTGGACTTGGAGCTGTAGCTACTGTTGAAATTGTAAAGTTCTTTTTACTCATACCACCCTTTTAACAAGTTATTCTGACTGCAAGTCTTAGACTGCACTTAACACTATCTTGTGGGTTATCTGTAAACTATCTCC